TGAAACCATGTGCTCAACGTACTAGAAGAAACACCAGACTCTTCCGCAATATTAAGACTGGTGCGTCCTGATTCCTTCATGATCTGCTTGAGCTCATTAACCAGCGGAGAATAACGTCTCGTATCTATCATCTTTCACCTAAAGGAATTAGCCAATCAAAACGATCAACCTCTTCCTTACAGCCTCCGCAAACTAAAGCGTCCCAGTTAAAGTGACCAACTGTGCTTTTCTTGAAGCAATGTGGACACCGTAAATCAACAGGTTCAATTTCAGACTCATGAATCCTGTCAGGAGATATAGGACCGTCCATCTCCACAATGTCCGTTCCGTCCATGTTCCATGCTGAAACCTTGAATGTCATGACTTCTTCTTTTTTAAAGCTGGCTTCAACGCATCAAGGACCGCTGCTTTAACGTCATCCTCACCCTTGGACTTCTTGACTTTGTCCGTGATGTCCGTCTTCTTTCCGTCAGGCATCATAATTGTAAAACTAGGCATCTTTCTTCCTTTCTATTTTAGGGGTGTGCTTTGGAGATATTTGACGATACCCCCGAAGCCAGAACAGAATTTTACGAATGAGTTTCATGCGGAAATAAAACGGTTCGATGTGAGTTCACGAACCATGTTGATGGTGTCCATCTTATTCTCCTTTCTAAATGGATTGTTCGTAACTATAGTCTATCCCACTTATGTGGGTCAAGCGAATACGTAGTGGGGGCACTTGTTACTGTATAGGGGTCAAATATAAAAAACAGTTTGAAAAATAAAAAAATAGGGAAAAAAAGTGTAACAAGTGTAACGGAGCATGGTTCATGGACCAAAGATATAATAAGTACAATAGTTTAGTAGTCATCAACTCGTTACACTACTCGTTACACTTGTAGCAAAAACAGCTGTTTCGTTACACTTTTTTCTAGCCGTGGGCAAATTTCACATTTTAATTTTTGTAATACTTTTGTAAAATGCTCTTTATATAGGAGGTACTATGAAACATTGGTTTTGGCATTCATCGTTTGTAAGATGGTTTTCTAAATGGATAAGTAAGATACATTGCTGGTTATGGAATCGTATGTGGAATAAGGGGAGATCATGACAAAACGATCTATTGAGACTAGAGCGTCTGACATTGAAGAGAGTCATGGTCGAAAGCTTACGAATCGGCAGAAAGAGTTTTCTAGATATTATGTTGAAGGAACCCACTCCAATGCGTCATGTGCTAGGATGGCGGGGTACTCTGACAAAAACGGAATAGCTAAAATACAAGCGTGTAAACTTTTAGATCCTTCTACCTTCCCACATGTAGCTGAGTACATCAGTGAACTTCGTGAAGATAAGGAAAGAAAATATGGGGTGACGTTGATTGGTCAACTTCAAAGGTTCTCTGAGTTATCAAGATCCGCAGAAGAAAACAATCACTTCTCCGCAGCAGTAAACGCTGAAAAGATACGCTCATCATTAGGTGGTCTGACTATAGATAGAAGAGAGACAAGTCACTTCCATGCTATAGAAGCAATGTCGCGTGAGCAGGTGGAGGATAGACTGAAAGAATTACGGGGAGCGCATCCGGGTGCTTTCATTGACGCAGAGTACGAGGAAGTGAATGGCACAAAAACCAGAGACGTTACTGTGGAAAAGACTAAAGGAAAAGATACCCTCGCATTGGAATGTGACGCGGATTGAAAACCGGATGGGCGGGGGCGTCCCAGACGTTCATCTTTGTGGAGAAGGCATCCCATTCTGGGTAGAACTTAAAGTAACCAAAACTAACCGAATTAATATATCTTCGGGTCAAATAGCTTGGAACTATGCGTATTGGCGCTCGGGCGGTGTTAGTTTCTTCTTGGTTCACCCCCTCAAAGGGAGGAACCTATATTTATTTGGGGGGGACAAAGGTCGGGAGTTAGCGACCCACGGTCTGGCGGTTCGGGGGTCGGGGTCGGGGGCTAAACTGACCGTTGATTGCTTGTGGTCGGGGTCGGGTCTTGATGAACTTTGGAGTCGGGCCTTGGACCTTGGTCGGGTCGGGGTCGGGTCGGGTTCTAAGTAAGTCGGGGTCGGGGTCGGGTTCCAAGTAAGTCGGATCGGATGATCCCGGATGTATACCCCAGGTCGGTGTTCCAAAAATTGAGGGAAAAGGCACCCCGGCTCGCATGAAGCTCGAGCCGGGGCTGAGGGATAGTCAGTCCCCCTTTATGCGGCAACGCGTCTTTTCGCGGGGCCATGCCCGACGAAGCCAACAACCACGCGCCGCCGCTGGTGTTGGCATAATTGGCATTCTTTACAGCTGGTATCTTTATATTGAGCGGGGCAGACTCGGACGGGTGCCCCGTTTGGTGTTTCAGTTTTTGTGCCTTGGAAGTCATAGGGCAGTGTAACACATACTGGCCCCGCCCCACTATCCAAAAGCTTGTCGGCATGTTCTAGATTGTTGGCCGACAGGTTAACGGTAAAACCGTTTTCGTTTGCCCATTTGACACTGGCCAATTGTGCAGGGGTCGTGGTCTTATGAGTGTAGGTGAACCCACGCTTGCCAGTGTTGGCTTTTACCAGATCGGAAAGCTTGCCCTTATGGATTCGCTCGCCTACCCCCGGTAGGTCTCCAGCCTGGTTATGCCTCCAAATTTGACCGTTGGGCAGATCGGATATCCGCGCCATGGTCTCGGACCAATTGTCCGCGAATGCATCGACCTCGGCCCAACGGTGTTTGAGAGGGCCGTACTCGGCATAGCAGCCGCCGCCGTTTTTTAATGGGCAGCTTGTTGGACAGCTCTTTTCTTCAGTAGTCGTGACGGGGATAGGACCCGTTTTTATATTGCGCGACTTCTCAACGAATCTAATTTTCATAATACACCTGTTCGGTTGTTGGATTGACTAAGCAACCGTACCATAAAAAAGGGATAATGCAAACAAAAAAAGGCCCCGACAATCGTGGCAGTGAAAGTCGGGGCCATTCTAGGGCAATCGAGACAATGAAGATTTTAAGTATATGCCAAGTCGGGGTCGGGGGTCAATGTTTATAGTCGGGGTCGGGCCAGGGCCTCCCAGGCAGGGAGTGTTGATTTAAAAACCTCCGGCATAGGTCGTTAAGACTAGAGCTCGAGGTCGGGTCGGACAGGTGGCCGGCGGCCTCTCGAGTTAAGGCTTGGACCACGGATAGGGGAATCATGTCTCTCCCCTCCGAAACTCGCTCAGGGTGTTGGCCCAATAGATCGCGGCCCAGCTCCCGCCTACTTGGTTCAAATGTTCAAACGATGTCGTCTCTCTGACGATTCTATTCAGAGCGGACAACCGCCGCTGGGAGAGAGAGGGGGCTTTCGCCCCCCCGTTGGTTGAAATGTCAGGCATCAACCGAACCTTGGTCTAAGAAGAAATTCACCGTAAACAGTAACATTTCTTCGGCGTTGGCTTTTAATAAACCGTCACAATGCTCTTGGTACTCTTCAGCGAGTCCCGTCTTTTCTGCTAGTGCTTTCGCTTCTGAAAAGAACGCATTTTCAGCGTTGATTTGCTCTTCAGTTCCCCAGTGCGGATCACCAGAAAGTAAGAGTGCTTTATGATATAGAGGAAAGAGTTTTGAAAAATCCATTTTGCTATCCTTTCTAAATAGAGCAAGGGGGGCTTTCACCCCTCCTTTGTTAGAATGGTCCACAGCCTTCATATCCTTCATCTATGTATCCTCCTGATATTTCAAGGTCTGGAAATTTCTTCCTCAAAGCGTCAATCACTTTAAGAGGTGGTGACCATGCCGTGTTGAATTGGTATGTAATGGTTGTCCATTTGCCGTCCCGAAAAGTTTCCTCCTCAGAAGTAACACCGCAAGCGTTCCATTTGGTGTCCCAATTCTCAGGACACCAATCGCGCCAATTCGCAATTCCTTTATCTTCGCATTCGGCACGTTCTTTGTCGCCAAGGTCTCCCTCAAACATATCGGCTGGTGGTGGCACAAGTTTCTTGAAACAGAAACCGTTATTGTCCTCCCCCATAAATTTCTTGAAGGAAGCCATGGCTTCAGTCTTATCTGTGATCTCAAGCGTGTTCGCTGTCCAATTAGGCATAATCTTTTCTCCATTGGTTGTTGACTATGTGAAGAGTATCCCTTATTATTGGGATAGTCAACAACTAAAAGGAAACAAAATTATGTCTACCAGAGCTTGCTATACTTTCCTCGATACATTCACTAGAGGCGAGAAGAGATCTGTTCATGTCTATAAGCACCATGACGGTTATCCATATGTTCAATGCCACACTGGCGAAGAAGCTGGTGGCCTAGTCTGGATTCGTGAGGCGCTTTCTTATGCATGGGACTTGCCACGCTTTGAGGCTGATGGCTTCGCGGCTTCTTTTATTGTTGCCAATAAAGGAAACAGTGGTGGTGTTCGCCTTATCAATACCGAACACCCTTGGCAATTCTCCAGCGATTCCGAGTATTGGTACGTGGTCGATAAGCGTGATGGCCTAGACGATTTATACGTTGAGGTATTCGAAGTTGATTGGGGGAAGGGTGGACCTAAGAACACTCTGATCATGGAGGGTGAACTTCACCACCTGATAGAGCAACAACGAAAACGCAAAGCCGCATAACAGAAAAGGCCCCCAAGTCGGGGGCCTTTTTTTATGGTCGGGGTCGGGTCATGTCACTCCAATCCTATGCTCTCGCCTCCGATACAATGGATGTTTCTACGCCTAACATTTCAGCTAGTTCCTCATTGTCACGATCAAGGCACCTATCACATACCCAATTATCACTAACTATTTCGTACTGACTGTTTTGTGTGTCGAATACACTATAGCAAACATCACACTCTGCATTATCACCATAGTTAAGAGAGTAATTTTTCATTTGGTTACCTCATTTAATATTTGACTATGCCATTATAATGGGATACTATCTTAATAGTCAACAACCATTATGGAGTATCAAGTTATGGCTAACCCATTAGGAAAATCTCGAGACACCGAAAACCCATACGCCACCTTCAAGATAGACGATAGCGCTATTGGTGCCGTAGAACTTCGCGTTCTGAAAACGTACAAGCTCCCGAAGAATGAAGACAAATATGCAAGATGGTACACTGCTGCAAAGTCAGACGCGACTCATGGGTCATGGGAATTCGGCGATACCTATAAAACTGATGTAATCGGATATTATACCCTCACGTATGCATCACCTGAATTTCAAGAGGCATATCCCAATCTTATGTTTAGCTTGATGGTAGGGGAAGTAGCATGACAAATCTAGTTGCAGGAATGAAAATAGAAATTTCCGAACCCGTATTTGCCGGATCTTTCAGAAATCCTAAATTTCTGGGAAATCGTCAAATCATTGGCCAAATTGTAAAAGAGAGTTATGGCAATAAACGCGGGCAGCATACTTTTACGATAGATATTGAATGGGCTGAGGGCATGTATGCCGAAGACGTTTTACAAGAAAAGAAAATAAGACGGAAAGGGCGCAATGTTTATAAAAACCTAGTGCGCGTTATTGATACGCCGGATAATATGAAAGATCTAGAAAAAGAAAAAGCCAAACGCGCAAAAATAGCCAAAGATCAAAAATATTGGTCTTGGATCGAAGACGCAAAAAATGACCCTTGCACCTACGCCGAAAAATTAGACCGGATTCCCGATTATTGGTTATCCGAAAACCCTGATGCAAAATTGCAGATTGAAAGGCTTTAAAAATGAAAACGCCACAAGTGACGCCCCCATGGGCGACGGGGATCTATATTGGAAA